AAATATAGACCCCCCCTAGCCCCCCCAGCGGCGACAGCTATGTATTACGTCCACCCTCTGGATTTTTTCCCAAATTTCAAACGGGGGTGTAACGCTACCGTTTTGCTTGCATTGGTCTATGTGTAACGCTACCATGATGGTCATGGACAAGCACAAGGCGTATCGTGAGCGTGTGAAGCAAGATCCTGAGAAGGTGGCGTTACAGCGTCAGAAAACCAGGGAGCGGGTCGCGTTACACCGCAAGAAGAAGAGGGCATGTAACGCTACCGAGGTCGCGTTACAGGATGAGATTTTCCCTCCTGACTGGTCGGAGAAGGACATACGAGAGTTCATGGAGGAGCGTCTAGCCATTCGTGAGCATGGGGGTGGATGATGAAGGTAGAAAAGAAACTTGCAGGAAAGGCCAATCTTGATCCCCGGTTGAATCCCTTGTATGCCAGGTTCCTTCAGCGGGAGAAATTGAGGAGGCGTCGGATCAAAAGAATGATTTCTGCCAATAAGTAGGTAGGAGTATTCTTTATGCCTTCGCCCAAACTTCTTCGGCAGCTTGCTGAGTCTCTTGGTGGTGTGCCCCGTGTCCGTGGCCCTAAGGTTTCGTACACGGAAATTGCTGATGCCCCGAAGGGTGTTCCGGTTCCACAGCCTGACGAGGTAGCGGACACGCAACTTGCTAGGCTTGCTGCGGAGGGGCAGAACCGAAGATTTCTTCGGGACAAGACGACTGACTATGGCGAACACCCCATAGATGAGTTGGATATTGAGGGGCTTGAGGAGATTGGGGTGGATCCTCCTCCTGAGGTTCCTGGGATTAACTGGCATCTCGTTAATGAGGTTGAGGTCTTACCGACTCACGATAAGGCGGTTTCACGGCAGTTTATTGACGGGGAGTGGGTTGGTGTCACTTCGCCTGCCCGGCAGGATGAGGTGGCTTACGGCAAGCAGAACATGCCCAGCATCATTGCTGAGTTATCTCGCCGGGCCGAGGGTGCCCCGGTTCGGGCTGTTGACATGCCATCTGCTACGCCGGATGCGGATGATCCGCTGCACCACTACTTCGCGGATCTGCTTGTTCAGGAAAATGGTGGCCGGGGCGAGTCATTTATCGACACCACGAGAAGGCGTGTAGAACTTGGGGACTATACGCCCGGCACCATTAGGCATGAGATACCTGGGCACGGTGGAACTCTTGGGATCAATGGGGCACATACAGGCACGACTCCCGCTACGAATTGGCTTGGCTTTCAAAAGAAGAATGACGTAATCCGGTCTATGCTTGATGAGGGCAGGTCGTTTGATGATGCTGGGCACTCCCAGTATCTGTCGAATTTCTCTGAGGCTATGCCCTACGTCCGGGACATGAAGTACCAGACCTACTACGGACTTCAGCCCAATGCAGATTTTCCAGAGGGGGTGAAATCTCTTTTGACTCGCCCCAAGGAGCGGCTGTTGGACGACCAACTTGCTGCTGAGTCGGCTGACTTCCAGCACTTGATGGATATGGCTGAGAAGCGTGGGCCGGTTCCGATTGACGGGTTCAGCAAGTACGGACGGGATGAGTTGATGTCCCAGGTTTACGATGTCTACAAGAGATTAGACCCCGAGGGGCAGAAGCGTCTTGCGAAGATGTTCGCCTTACTCTCGGCTTCCCCCTTAGTCATGGCAGGAGCAGGCGATGAGTCCGAAGGAACTGGAACACCTCAGTAGCATTACCCAGTTGGTTTCCCGTGGCTTGGATCGTGCCAAGGCCCACGGAACTCCAGAACTTCCTATGGCCTCGATCAAGGCCGGGCTGAATGGCAGCAAGGAAGAGGAGGACGTTCTCGCCGCCAAGCGGTTTTTGGATCTCATGAACATCATGAATCCAGACAACATTGACCCTAAGACTGGAGGGCTGCTGATTAACTATAGGACGGGAGAGCCGTTCATGAAGTTTCAGAGCGACATTCAAGAGGTTCTTGGTGATCGCCTGAATCCAATGATCCAAGAGGCCTATTCGGATTTTCCCGGTCGAGGCTGGTCGGCGTCTGAGGTTGAGGCACTGAGGGATGACCCTAGGTACTACAAGGAGACTCCCGGATCTATTCTTCAGGGCATTCCCGGCAAGAGCGAGTTTGTGGGGCCGGGTGCCAGGGAGGCTAGTCCCGGTGATCGCTGGGCGAATGAGTCTCGGTCTGACTACAACTTCGCCAAGAAACTCCTTGAGCCAGAGTTTGAGCCGACCGGCAACACGTTCATGGATGCCGATCTTTCCGGCACTGGGTACACGGCACCAAGGAAGGCAGAGCAGTACCAGTACGCAAAGTCTAGGGAAGGCGATGTGTATGAAAATGAGCCACGGGTAGAGGGCGGCGGTAGCATGCCTGAGATTATCGAGACATTGCATACTCCTCAGGATGCTGTCGGTTCAGTCATCCATGCGATTTCTGCACAGCCGAACTCTTGGCTCAGGCACAACATTACCGGGAGGGACGAAAAGGAACATGCCCCACTAAATTGGGAAATGTTCAAGGACTCTCTCTGGAACAGTGATGCCGAATCAAATCGTGAAGCACGGGATCATGTCCGTGCTGTCGAAGTCAGCAACCGTCCGTCCACCCTGCACAACAAAGATTTCGATAACTGGCAGGACAAGGAAGCACACCGATGGAAGGTCAAGGGACTGAGAGATGCTACCGATGCACTTTCATACGACGACTCGTACAGGCAAAGTTATGGCAAGTATCCTAGTTACGCCGCCTCTACAGCAGTTGGTATAGGCGAAGAGTTGTATGACTACGGCACACCGCTTGCCCTGATTGCCGGTGGATTGCCGGGCCTTGCAGCGAAGAATCCCGCACTTATGGTTTCCGGTGCCTTGGGGAATGCCGCCACAGAATGGTCAACAGAAGATGTTCCAATGGCTGCCGGGATGCAACTTATTCCTCAGGCGTCGAGTGGATTCGAGAAGGTGCCGCCCGCCTCCAAGTGGTTTGATCCAAAGGCTCGAGAGGTTTATGACCTCGATCCTGAGACTGACGAGGAACACGCTGGTCGTCTCAACGAGCGTCGGAAGCAGAAGGTCGGGGCGACAAAGTTCCTAAAGGGTCTTACGGAGAATTGAAATTATTCGTTGCTCTCCGTTTCGTTCGGTGCTTAGAAAGTATGCGTTCTCTTTAAGGAGGAGGCATATATGTCTGAAGAAGACCTTTCGCAAGAGGTGTCCCAAGAGGCACCAGCAGCAGATGTAAGTTCACCTGCACAAGATTCGCCACAAGATCCGTCACAAGAGGCTGCACCACAGCAAGAGCAAGTTGACTACTGGAGTCACTTCAAGGGATTGCCCGAGTTTAGTGGCAAAGATGACCGAGATATTGCGGCTCATCTGTACCAGACGATGGAGCGTGAGCGGGCTGCATCGCAGCAGTTGACGCAATACCAGCAGGTTCTCCCGTATGCACAGGAGTGGATGGCGAACCGCAGGGAGTTTGAGGATTGGCGGAAGTCTCAGCAGGAACAGCAGAAGCCTGTCGAGGAAGTCAAGAAGTCCTGGCAGCCCCCAGAACTGAAAGATTCTTACCGACGTTACCTCACAAAAGATGAGAACGGTCGGGACGTTATCTCGGAGGATGCCCCACTAGATGCTCGTCAGGCACTGATTGAGCATATGAACTACCGGGCAGACTTTGCCCAGAAGTTCTTGGATAACCCAGAGGAGGCTCTGGGGCCAATGATTCAGGAATTGGCACAAAAACAAGCACAAGAAATTGTGCAGAACGTAATGACCACGAAGGAAAATGAGGCCTTTGTGGAGCAGGTTGAGAGAGAAAATGCTGACTGGCTTCGGGATTCCGAGACTGGTGAGGTAACACCTGAAGGCTTTTTAGTACATAGATACATAGAGCAGGCACGAGATCTCGGTATCAACGGCCCGAAGGCCCGATGGGACTACGGGGTGGCTATGGCCGAGAGGGACATGCTGGCTCGTAGGTATCAGGAAGAAGAACAGAGGTCGCAGCAGTTTGCAGAGCAACTGACAAGACCAATGGAAACTCCTCCTGAACCACAACCGGAACCGGCTCCTAGCCCACAGAAAGACACGGCCAACGAGAACATGGAGTATCTCCGCAGGGAGGCAAGCAGGAACCCAAGCCGTTCATCGGGGCGGGGGATTGCTAATGGGCAAAAGCCACAGGGACAAACTTTGACCTTTGAGCAAATGCTTCAACAGGACTTGAATAACAAGGGTTTTATCTGAAAAGGTAAGTAGAAATGGCAAATAGCACTGACTGGGCACGAGCGATTGGTACGACGATCCTTAACTACCTCCGGCAGGAGGAGTTAGCGACGTTCCGTAAGTTCAAGGTTTACACGATGCTTGAGGCATCTGGTAACGTCGTGATGAATCAAGCAGGACTCGGCCTGAACTGGCAAGTCCGGTATCGTAACCAGCCTGTTACTGGCAATAATGGTGAGACTCCACGAGTCTTCGCCCGCCAGAATTTGTGGGTTGACGCTAACCTCCCGTATCGTGGCTACCAAGTTACTGACAGCATCTACAAGCGTGAGATGCTTGAAAATCGTAATCAGTCAGCACTCATCAATGTTGCGGGCAAGATGGCATCACGGCTCCAGGAAAGCATGGAGCAGCACCTCGGCAAAGAAGTCTGGGTGGATGGCAACCTGGCCGGAAACGAACTTCGGTTCCACGGAATCGAGTCGATGATGGGAGTCGACGGTACTGTGAACATTGATGACGGCACCAAGCGGACTGCGAACGCCGCCGATATGTTCGGTTGGCCTTCGGATGTCTATGCTGGCATCAACACTGGCCTTGGTTCTGTCGCTGGTTCGCAACTGGAAGGCGTATGGCCTAATGGTGTATGCGATCCTGAATATGATTTTTACAGCCCCATCGTAGTGAACTATACCTCCAGTGCATTTGGTAACACCACTTGGGCTGAGAACTGTGTGTTCGCTACTCGAGAAGGTATCCATCAGGCCAAGCGGAATGACAGCCGTGAAAGCCAGATCGACATGGTTGTTCTTGATCGTCGTCTGTTCATCGAATACATGAACAAACTCGACTCCAAGGAGCGGGCCATTGTCACGAAGTCGAACGGCCTGAAGAGCTACGGCTTCAACGATGTGTTTGAGCAGGATGGTGTAGACATTACTACAGAATACGCCGTACCTACTGGTTGTGGTTATGGGTTGTCCATCAACAACATGGAACTTCGTTGCATGGAGTCATCGCTGATGACTTCTGAAGGCCCGTTCTACAACGAAGACACACAGGCCTATAGGTATGTAGTAAGCGTACTGGCAAACCTCAAGTTCGTTAGTCCACGAAACTTCTTCAAGTTGCAGGCCATTGCCTGATCTCTCTCTGTCCCAAAAGAAAAGGATAACTAAAAGATGGCTGGAATTTTGATGACTGATCCTGGGTTCGGCAGAGGTCAGACCTTGGGAGTTACGAGTGCTGACCAAGGTGGTTCAGTGACGGGTACGCAGAAGACCTTCACTGACTCAGACCCTCGCACCAGTAATGCTGGCAAGTTCTTCAGCAATCGTCCTGTGACTTGCATTGCCGTTCGGAATACGAGCGGTGGTGTCTTGCTTCCGGGCACGGCGGTGAAGTTCAAGGCAACTGCAATTCTCGATGAGGTTGACGGCGAAGCTACTTCGGCTGCTGCTGGCACTCTGGTCGGGATTGTTGACGAGTATCTTCCGGCGACTGGTGTGGAAGATCAGGATGTTTTCTGGGTTGTCGTGAGTGGCCCAACTGCCATTACTACCAATGCGTCGATTACGGCTGGTGCTGCGATCACTGTGACTGATGGCGAGGCTGCTGTGGGCGACCCAAGTTCTCCTGACGAGATCATTGGCGTTGCGATTTCTGATGTGGATGGTAATCAGGTTCGCACGCTGGTTGGCATTAAGTCGGAACATTCTGCATAAGGTGAAAGCCTTGAAGAAGTTCATTCTTTCGCTGCTTTTGATCCTGATCCTGTGCGGTTCGGCAGAGGCTCGTCGCAGGAGTTATGCGTCATTCAGTGGAGTCCCCAAAGGCTGCCACAACACAACGGCTCAGGGTGTTGCCGAGTGTTGTGCAGCCGATGGGCGGCTTGCTCATCGCGGAGGAAATCCCGGCTACGAAGGCTTAGGGGTGGGCCAGACGAAGGAAGCCGCCTACAGGTATTGTTGTTACGCCAACTCGGGCATGCCTGACGCTGATGTTGGGTATGCCCAGTTGAAGAATGGTCATTGGGTTTGCTGTCGCCGCTACGGCAGAAAGGTTTCAAAATGAAGAATGTGATTTACATGGTGGCTGGCTTTGCCGCCTTTGTTGCCGTGGGTTCTGTACTTGCGGGCTCTGCCCCTGAGAGGATAACGGTGAAGCAAGGCTGTCATGGGCGTCAGTACGAGCTTGAGGCTCAAGCGTCTTGTGGTTGTCACGGCAACCAGATGCTGGCCCCTGCCTATGCTGACGGTGGCTGTCATGGTGGCCGTCTTACTTGGGCCGAGCGTCGTACTGCCCGCAGTGCTGCTCGTGCCAATTACCAGACGACACTTGCTCAGTTTCGTGATGCAGGCCGGTCGGGTGCTGATGTTCGGGCTATCCCAGTGTCGGCAGCCCCTACCATGAAGATGGTGCCGGTTCAAGAAGGGTGTTCTTGCGAGGGTTGTGACTGCAATCCATGCAAGTGCAAGAAGTAATTATGTGGTCTATGGCGACTTCCAATTAGGCCACTGGAGCGAACCTCCAGTGGCCTTTGTTTTAGATATTTGTTTTGCCCCTGTTGTCGGATGGCAGTGTGCTTTCCGAAATTCAGGGACTTGCTTGAGGAGGCAGAGATGATCGAGTGGATACAGAACAACATACAGAACATTCTGATTGCCATCGGGGCGGCAGTCGTCCTGTTTTGGCCGAAGATCAAGGAGCAGTTGGCGGCACTCCAGCAGCAGCCTACCCAACCTGTCCCCGAGGAAGGCTCACCACCGCACAAGCATTGCTGCCAATGTTGTGCATTGGATGCCGACGAGGATGTACCAGAAGCAAAGCGATCTTCCCGCGTAGTCACTGTTATGGAGCTTCGGGAGTATTGCGTTAAAACTCGGCTGGCTGATGGTGTTGATCTTTGCGATCAACTTGCGGCGGTGATAATCAAGGGTAAGCCATCTAAACTCACTGTCACACGCGAGGTCGAGGTGCGATGAAAACCAACGACCTAATCAGGGTTGCCATTGTCCTGGCGACTCTTGGCTATCTGTTTGGCGGTGATGGTGGCGGTGGCGGCAAGCCTGAACCGGAGCCACCGAAACCAGTCGTCGAGCCGTACACCGGGACGCTCACGGCTTTGCATCAAGCGTCAAGGTCAATGGAAGAAGCCGACCGTGACGCAATGTCGCAAGGCTTTGCCCTTGGTGCCGATCAACTCGATGCGGACAAGCGTGGGCTGGTCGATAAGACTGACGTTGCCCAGACGTTCCTGCTGGCGTTGCTGATGTTCGACTACAACGGTATTGGCAAGCCAGCCCAAAAGTACCCGTCTGTTGCCGATGAGGTTGAGAAGGTGTTTACGTCGACGCTTGGTGACGAGATCAAGCCAATGGATGCTGCCGACCGTAGCCGGTTGGCTTCACAACTCCGTGAAATGGCGAAGGCTGTGCGATGAATACCGTTATGACCAAATGAAAGGTAAGAAGTAAATGGCAAAGTTAAAGACAATGCGGCAGCGGATGGCTGACGGCACGATGCCGCCGCCTGTTGAGTTCAAAACGCCAGAAGAGTGCATTGCCGCCTATGAGAGCGGCTTCGAGGGTGCAATCTACGATCCAGAGGGCGGCGAGGAAGTTGAAGCCCAAGAGGATGGCGTATTTGCCGACGCTGCTCACAAATACGGCTTTGCTGGCAGCGGCAAAGGCAAACTAATTCTTGCTTACACGGCTTGCTGGGACGTTAGTGGCCGAGACGATTGGTATCACGGTTACATATCGCAACCCACTGGGGATTGTGTCAGCCGAGGCCAGTCACATGCGGCAATCTTGTCGCTTGCAAATGCAGTGCAAAACGGCAACGGCTCTTGGCCTGACATTCCAGAGTTTGCTTACAAAAGCGGGATGCCCTTTCATCCAACGCCAACGTACTGGGAAAAAAAGGGCGGCCAGAGCGGTTGGTCATGCTCCAGTGCTGCCGCCAGAAGCAAGGACAAAACAGGGCTGGTCTTGGCGATCAGTTACCCCGAGAACCCAAAGATTGGCGACCTTTTACTTAAGTACAACACCTCGGTCATTACCAAGTATTGCAAGACCGGGGCACCACAGGACGTTATCGACACTCTCAACAAACACTGCACCCTGACATATAGCCGAACCAACACTTCCAAGAAGGAGGAAATCATGGACGCAATAGCCAATGGCTACGGTGTTCAAGGGTGCGGCGGTCAGGGTTACGGCAAAGGAAGTTCCGCTCGAAATAAAGAGACGGGATACTGTAAGCGATCAGGGTCGTGGAGCCACGCTCTTTGCATTATTGGTTATGACGACACTGAATGGGCACACAAGACTTATGGCGACACGCTGTTTCTGATTCTCAATAGTTGGGGGGCCTATTTAGGAAGCAACCGCCCTCACCCACAAGCCAACCCGGCCTACCCCGGCATACCGAAAGGCAGCTTTTGGTGTACGGCATCTTCGTTTTCTGGCCGTGACTCGTATGCCATATCTTCCGTGTCGGGATACCCGCCGCAGAAGTTGAAAGATTGGTCGTTGAGGGATTTGATATGATTTCACTTCCCTTCCTTGGTCTGGCGGTCATCCTTGCTCCTGCTATTGCGGACAGGAGCGTGGAGCCGCACTCTCTTCGTGAGATCGTCAATCGGGTTACTGACAAGGATTATCGCTATTGTCAGTACGACCAGAACGGAAGGCCGGTTGATGCGATCACCGTCGCCCACGAATGTGTTCATATGCTAAATGCCTCTCTGAGCAGCCCCGGCTATCACGGGCTGTACTTAGGTGCAGGCCATGGGGTGCAAGTGAAGATTCCAGAGAACTTCCGCATGTCCATGGTGAGAGTGCCAAAGGAGGAGCAGACCAGCAGGTACACGCTCTACCTCGTGAACTCACGAAAGTGGTGGGATGACGACCCCGTTTACCTTGCAGACGAGTGTGTTGCATACCTTCAAGGGGCGAGAGTCCGCAGGGATCTAGGCTGGAGCAAGCGTTCTGAGACTATCCGCAACGGCTTAGAACTTCTTGAGTTTTACAGGAAGGCGGTCGAAGTCGTGAGGCGATGCGATCCCGAGTACGACATTTCCTCGATGGAGGCAGTGCTGGCCTATCTCGATAAGTCTTACGAGGAGTTCCGATGAAACTCGTTCTTGCAGTTATCACCAGCTTATTCCTGACGGTTGGTTTAGCGGTGGCTATTGAGCCGACCGACAGCCGAGAGATTGACTTCTTGCAGGAAATCAAAGTGGATCAACTAGGCGAGATGGCGTGGTTGACGCTTGAGCAAATATATTTTGAACATGGAGGCATCTTGCCGTGAGAGCAATAATCTTATTTCTGGCTCTGACTGCAACACTTGCCGCTGCTCCGCTGCCCATGGCAGAGCAGCATCGGCTTGCGGTCTATTGTGCCTACACGGTTGCAACGCATGAAAACATCGTTGGCCCCGATGGCGGCGGCGGGTCAACCTACAAGGCCGGAGATACCTGTCCTGAATGCCGTGGGGCCGGGGAGGTTGGCGATGGCGTAGTGATGATGAAGTGTATTTACAACGAGGACGGCCTCTACTGCAACAAGGGCAAACTGGCGGCGTCTGGTTCTCCCGGTGCGTCCGACTTCGGCTCCTCGTCCTGCGGCTGCGAGGAAAAGTGCGGCGACGACTGTGACTGTAAAAACTGCGTTTGCACTGAGGAAGAGGAAACCCTCAATGAAAGCCAGATCAGGAGGCTGGGTGAGATATTGTCTAAGGCGTTGGAGGAAGCAAAGGAGAAGCGAGAGGCTTCCGATCCTGATACTCCCCAAGAGCCGCAAGAGAGCAAACAGCCACAAGTCCAAGAAGAAAAGCCGCTAACAGAATTCCGGCAGCCCAATTGGAACTGGGAGGGCAGGGGCAATCCTCCTCTTGACGTGAAACGCCAGCACTTGATTGACGATCATCAGGTTGACCCTGACAGTGTGAACAAGATGACAAACGCAGAGATTGAGGCTTTGCACAACCTTCTTCACAATTCGGAGGTGAGGTCTTCGGCACCGAAATCGAAGTCATCTTTTAGTTCTCGCAGTTCTCGCAGTTCATGTCCGGGTGGCTCATGCCCGACAAGCAGCAGTTCTTCATCTCGCAGTCGTGGTCTTTTCGGGAGAAGGCGATGAGTGACATTATTCGCAGGTATCAAAAGAAAGGTGCAACAAGTGGACTCAAGATGGGCACTCACAAGTCTCCTTCTGGCGGGCTGACTGCTGCTGGACGAAACAAGATAAACAGGGAAACGGGCAGTAATCTCAAGGCACCTCAACCCGAGGGTGGGGCTAGAAAGCGGTCTTTTTGTGCAAGGATGGGTGGTGCCCCCGGCCCTATGAAAGATGAAAACGGCAAGCCGACTCGCAAAGCTCTCGCTCTACGAAAGTGGAAATGCTGAAATCAACAAGGCCATTAGGTGGAGTAATAAATGAGTGACGAAAAGCAGTCATCAGGTTCATCAGGTTTAAGCCCGGAATCATTAACAAAAATGATAGAGAGGCTGGGCCTTCCTACGATACTTATTATTGCTGCCAGTTATGTTGGCTACAATGAAATACTCAGTCCTATTGCTACCAAGTATGCCGAAATGCTTGATAGCGTCACCGAGTCAAACAAACAACTCACTGAGATCACTTCTGATCTTAGGGTTAAAATGACTGAGGTAGGTGTCAAGAATGGCGAATTACTAGAGAGACTGTACGAAGTAAACAACAGGTCTTTTGAGGAGTTCTACGCTTTTAAGAAGTACTTGGACGAAAGGCTGGATAAGATAGACAGCATTCAGGAAGACATTATGAAGAAGATTAACGTAAGAGGTCAAAGCGATGGGGCCTAGGTAATCATGAGTGAACTAATCAGATCACTACTTCCTCGTCTTACCTCAAATGCACTTCGGGACGATTTCGTTGACGAGCGTAGTCTGGGGGATGTATTACAGAAGCAGTACGGAAACCCTGTAGATCCGACTGCGATGGCACAGTTGCAACTTCAGGCCCAAGGGAAGGGGCCGACACCTATGACGAGCAAGATACAGCTTGACCGCCCATGAGTGCTGAAAAGCGGCAGTGCGAGGAGTGCAAGCAACTTCTTCCTCTCACACCGGAGAATTTCGCCAGAGTTTCTGGTACGGATCTGAATTACGAGTTTGTGTGCCGCCCCTGCAAAAAGGCACTCAAGCAAAAGATCAAGATGGCTCAGTTGGAAACTGATGCTGTCGAGAAGTTCCTTGGGGCAAATGTCAGTGGCGGTTCTAATATCCCGCACACGGCAGAACTTCTTGAGTCGATGATGCAGACTTTCGGGGGCACGAACGGATTTGCTGCCCTTTGCATGAAGCAGTATTTCGACGCCAAGCCGGGCAGTCGGCTGAGAAACTCACTGCTGGAAATGGTGGTTCGGCTCACTTCCAAGAACACAGAACACGGTGGAGCCAAGAAGCCCACCTCGCTTCTCACGGAGGAGGAGTTGGAGCAGGAGATCAACAAGCGGCTCAAGAACGCTGTAGACCTTATCGAAGGCAGGAGGATCGTAGATGCAGAATCCATTGACGCAAGCCATCTCTACTTATCAGATGGACGAGTTGAGGAGCCTTCAGGCGGAACTCAGCGAACGGAAGGTGGAAGCCTTGAAACTCTACAAGCCGACCCCGCAGCAGTTGAAATTCCACAACTCGATGGCTTCCGAGACGCTGGTGATCGGGGGGAATCGTAGTGGCAAGAGCCTTTGCACTTTCGTAGAGGACGCTCTTGCCTGCACCGGCCAGCACTGGATTGAAGGAAAGTACCCAAAAGAGAACGGGAACCTGGTCATTATCGGCCAGAATTGGAAACACATAGGATTGGTCGTAGTGCCCTATCTATTCAAAGAAGGTGCATTCAAGATCATAAAGGATTTAGATACAGACGAGTGGCGGGCATTTGATCCATCTCGTGATGCCGACCGACGTGCTGACGCAAAGCCAGCACCTCCCCTGATTCCTCCTCGGCTGGTGAAGTCCAGTTCTTGGCTGCTTAAATCAGCGGGCTATCTCAACAGTTGCACCCTGCACAACGGCTGGACGATTTTCTGCTTTAGTTCTGAGGGTGATCCTCCGCAGGGGTTTCAGGCAGATCGCTGCCATATAGACGAAGATATTACGAATGAGCAATGGATACCTGAAATGCAGGCACGACTTGCAGATAGAAAAGGCAGGTTCTGTTGGTCAGCAATGCCGTGGTCAAAAAACGAGGCACTGATTGGCCTGTCAGACCGGGCCGAGAAGGCCGAGGAGGAGGGCACCCACAACATTGAGAAGTATGTTCTCAAGTTCCTAGACAACGTGCATATCGACGCAGAAGAGCGTCAGAAGATGATTGAGCGGTGGTCTGCCATTGGCGAGGATGTTCTGAGGCAGCGTTCCGAGGGTGAGTTCATCACGGACAGCATCCTTGTATATCCTACGTTTTCTCCCCACATTCACGGCCTAGATCCGTCAGAGTTGCCTCAGGGGCAGATTCCAGAAGACTGGTGCCGCTACGCAGTGGTTGATCCAGGTCACTCCATAACAGCCGTTCTTTTTGCGGCGATCCCGCCAGACAATAAGCACATCGTCCTCTACGACGAACTCTATATCCGCAAGGCAAATGCTCTGATTTTTGCGGAACAGATGAGGCAAAAAGTAGCAGGTCATGTGTTTAGGTCTTTTATTATAGATGCTCACGGTGCAAGGCTTACTGACATCGGATCAGGTAGAAGTCCTCAGGAGCAGTACACAGAGGCCTTGGCTGCCCTTGGCGTGGAGTCTGAGACAACGGGCAGCAGTTTCATTCCGGGCTGTGACAACATTCAGGCAGGCCTGGAAGCAGCCCGTCTTTGTATGCACATCAAGTCAGACGGGACAACAGGACTCAGGTATATCCGCTCAAGGCTCCCGAACTTCGAGCGTGAGATGAAGCGATACAAGAAGAAGACTATGTACGTCGGGGGTGTAGCAGTTACTACTGACGAACCGAGCAAGCGAGGGGAGTTTCATTTGGTTGATTGCTTGCGGTATCTGTGTGCATACTCTCCCGAGTACCACAAGCCGAACAAAAAAGAGGAGATTCCGTGGTACGTCGAGTGGAGCAAGAAGCGGAATAAAGACAAACAGAATGGAGTCGTGTACCTAACACCAAAAAGTTATACGTTTCAGTATGACGTATGAGGAGGAATGATATGTGGGAAATGCCTGAAGTTAGCGTTGGAGATCGTGTTCTGTTTTACGCAAACCCTTATGACGGAAGTGATAGTCCTTCATTTGGGTTCGTTTCATCCAGGCCTGGCAAGGAAACAATCAAGATTCTCGTGTTCACCGAGAACTCAGGGTTCGTTGAGAAGATGTCTGTTCGTCACAAGGACGATCCTTTCTGGCAGGAATCCGAGACTGCCCAGAAGTGGCAGGTCTGGGGTTGCTGGAAACTTCACCCGGAGACTGCGGCTATCCGTGAGATTCGGGAATTGATCGCCAGAAAGCCAAAGTCGAAGGAATCAGCGGCGGCTTAAAAGTTCCATAACTAGGTAGGAGAAGCCGCAAATGGATGAACAGACGCAAAGCCTAGCCCCCGATGTGCCTGTCGAGGGTGCTGGGGGTGAAGGCCTATTGCCAGACGTACCTGAAACTCCTACTGAAAAGGAGATGGAGGATGGTCTGCGGGCCATTTCTCATTCTTGGATCTCCAAGTTAAAGGCTGCCGTAAAGTACAAGAAGCCATTCTCGGACGATGCTGCCGAGGCTATGAACTTCTTCGATGGGGTCGGCAACTGGTTCTGGGAGGAGAATGCCGCCTATTCCCGCATGGCACCTCCATCATTTCGCATGATGGTCAACAAAGCCTTTGAGGCTGTGAAGTTGTTCGGGAGCGTGATCTATCACAGGAACCCTGTACGAACGGTTACTCCCAAGAAGTTCCCGGTTATTCCTCCAGAGTCGCTTGGAATCTTCCCCGAGCGGCAGGGGCAGGTTGACCCACAGACGGGCCTTCCCGCCGAGCAAGACCCGAGACTCCAGCAGTTTATCGAGTCAAGTAAGGCTGTAGGATACATGGAGCAGGATCGTGCTGTAGTAGCAGATCTGATCGAATCCTATCTCAATTACACCCCTAATGAACTTAACCTCAAAGAGCATGCCAGGAAAGCAGTAGATGAGGGAATCATCAAGGGTATGGGTGTCCTTTGGACTGAGTTGATTGAGTTGGAGAAAGACCAGCAAGGCGGCACGTTTGGGATCGTCGGTTCTTTCTATGACTCGTGTGACAACCTCCTGCTTGATCCAGATGCTGACGAGCAGGAGGACTGCTTGTGGTCTGCCCGGCGATGCGTCCATCCGTTGAACGATGTTGCTGAAAAGTACGGGCTAGACCCACAAGAGTTGCGTGGGCACATTGAGTCCAATGCCAGCATTGCCAACGAGGACAATCGTTCTGGGTCAAAGCGTAGGAACGGAAAGACAAACGACCTAATCACCTATTGGAAGATCTACTCCAAGACAGGTTTCGGCCACACGCTCAAGGGTTTCCCTAAGCAGCACAAAGCCCTTTTCGATGGCCTTGGCAAGAACTGCTATATCGTAGTCGCAGAGGGCGTTGACTATCCTCTCAATGTTCCGAAGTCCATTGCGTTAGAGGAGCCTGACGAAACGGGAATGCCCAACTCCCTGTTCGCTAGAACTCGGTGGCCCATTCCGTTTTACACGGAGGCAGCCTGCGGTTGGCCTTGGACTCCCATTCAGTTCCATCGGAAGCCCGGATACGTCTGGCCGATCTCGCATCTCAAGCCGGGCATTAGCCAGTTGAGGTTCCTGAACTGGGCCATGAGTTTCCTTGCTGCTCGTGTAATGACGAGTTGCAAGACAATGGTTGGTGTAGCCAAGGCATCAGGCGATGACATCAAAGACCAGATACTTCGGCACGAGGAATCTGGATTCTCTCTCATAGAACTATCAGAAACTCTCGGTCGTTCTGTTGATGACGTAATTTCAGTATTCCAGTTGCCGCAGGTCAATCAGGAGATCTGGCAGGTCATCTCTGCTGTAGCGGAGCAGTTCGACAAGGCTACTGGTCTGACTGAACTCGCATACGGGATGACGAGGAACCAGTACAGGAGTGCAGCAGAAGCACAGGTCAAGGCAGAGGCTATATCTGTTCGGCCTGACGATATGGCTAATGTCCTAGAGGATGCCATGTCGCTCATCTCCCGCAAGGAGGCTTTGGCTGCACGGTGGTTGCTGACGCCTGAGGATGTAGCACCAATCGCTGGGCCTCTCGGTGCAGAGATGTGGGCAAGCAAGATTCAGCAGATAGACATCTACTCTGTGGCACGGGAGTTCGATTACAGGGTAGAGGCTGGCAGTGCGAGGAAGCCGAATAAGTCTGCTGAAGTGGAGAAGATGCAGTTGGCTGTTCAGACGCTTGCACCAGTTTTGCAGGGTCTTGTCGGTGCAGGCATGCCTGGGCCGATGAATGCCTTGCTGTCTGACTGGGCTAAGAGTCTTGATCTTGACGCATCAAACTACATGATCCCTCCACCACCGCCGCCTCCCCCGCCCCAACCAGTCGCCCCTGCTGACGCCCCTTCCTCCTCAGGGCCGCCGCCAGATGAGCAGACGGATGGAGGCGGGGGAGGTACGCCTACCGAAGTTAGTCAACCACCAGAGGAGTTAATGCCGTGAATCTACCACCAGAACTGAAGTATGCAGGCAAGAAAGCACAAGACCACTTCCTGTCCATGATTGCCGATGGGCAGTCAGAGTCCTTTGCATTGATGTGCAGCCTGGGCCAGCCTCCTGGTCATAAGGGCACAGACAGGACGCTGATGGAGGGTAAGTACAACGCTGGATGGCTGGATGAAATGCCTCCCCATCAGGCACGGCGTCTACTTCGTCAGGCCAAGGCGGCAGGAATCAATACTGAGGGCAAGTTCTACATGAGTGGACTTGCAGACAAGAGGGGTGCGTCTGACCCAGAGGCTTGGGTTGATTCGTCGGCAGACATCAAGCGTGTTGCCGAGAAGAGGCGGCTCAATGTGCAGGGTTGCGTCAACCACGAAGTTGAGACTGCCCCAATCCCGGAATCCAAGAAACTCTCCAAGAAATCAGAGGAGAGGCTTATCAAGAAGCAAATGAGCAACAATCCAAAGATGTCACGGAATGAAGCCCGTGAAGTAATCCGATCTAAGTGCATTCCAAGGTGGAAGAAATGACCCAGCAGCCGCCACCACCGAGTAGATACAGTCCTACGGATTCGTTTGAGCGAAACCTACAGAGGATTCGTCTACGTCAGGATACTCATGAAAACTGGTTAAAAAACGACCCAATCCCTGCTTCTGGCGAGCTTTGCTACACCATTGGAAGTGGTGATCCCGGTCAAGTTCTGAAGGTTGGTGACGGTAACGTGCCGTGGTCGCAACTTCCCTACCTTGCTGCCAAGGGAGATTCTGGTTATCCGGGGAAGGACGGGGAAGACGGTCATGGCATTACCGTTTACGGCCCCAGCGATAATCCACCGAGTCCCGTCAACACGCAGTTGTACGACGGTGATATGTGGCTGAGTAATGGGATTTGGGAAAAGAATCCATCTTTTGACCCGAACCTCATCACTCCCGGTGCAAAGGGTGATTCCGGCGAGATCGTGGGCGTGAGTGCTGTTGGGCTTGCGGCTGGCAGTAGTCCTACGGTTAATAACATTGGGACTACCACTGAAGCCAATTTTGTTTTTGGTATTCCCGAGGGTGACCAAGGGCCTCCGGGCATTCAAGGTCCGATTGGTATAACCGGGCCTGAGGGGCCAGCGGGCGAGACGTTCAAGATTTCTGGTGCTGTTCCTAGTGAGGATGACCTTCCTCCTGATCCACCTGCCCTTACTGTTTACGTCACGCAGGATACCAGCCACCTGTACATATACGATCCCGGTTCTGCTGCCGCACTCCCGAGCGGATACGTAGACCTTGGCTCTATTGCTGGACCGCAGGGCGAGCCTACTTTTTATAGTAATCCGGTAGCCACTGCGGCAGACCTTCCCGACACAGGTGCAGCAGGCCAGTGCATAATGGCATTAGACACGGGGCACATGCACTCTTGGAATCCTTCAACCTCTTCGTGGGTTGATGCCGGAAAAATTAGAGGACCGGCAGGCGATGGCATTCCCGATGGCACCGATGACGGGCAATTCCCCATCTGGTCGGTGACGTACCAGACCTGGCAGCCCACAATGGCCGAACTCGATATGCTGGCTGATGTGATTGCACCAAGTCCCGGCGATGGTGAAGTCCTAACGTATGACTCCAATTCCGGTAGCTGGGTAAACAGCCCAGTAACCCACCCACCCGGCACGATTGTCGCAGACACAGAACCAGCCGACTCGCCTGATGGCACCAACTGGTTTGACACAGTTCGTCTGGAGTTGTTTGTCAAAGCGTCCGACGCGTGGCTGCCGTCTTCCCCGCTTGGGGCGAGAGTTGCTCAAGGCGAGATAGTGCAGGCCCAGCTTTTAGAGCGTGTGACAACTGGTGAGCAGAATCAAAATAAAATAACTGCTGACGTTCGTGGAATTTCTAACGATATTTCCAGCATGAACATTAGAGTTCAGCAGAACGCTGGCAGGATTGCCAACAATGAACAGGCTATTGAGGAACTCCAAGCACTACCCGATCCAATCGCACCTGATGTAGACAAGGCATACGTAGACTCTGAGTTAGCAAAGAAGATCGGCAACACGGGTGAGCAAAACCTTCCCACTGATAGTTGGAAACTCAGAGCAAGGAAGACAGCAAACGACGGGAACTATTCCTATCTTTCCATTGAGAACGACTACCTCCACCTGTACCACGTTGCTGATCCAACTAATGATGCTCACGGAGTAAGTCGTGGTTACTGCGATGGGCGTTATTCACGAAAGCAAGTTCCAGTCGTAATGAAGACTCACGGTTCGATGGCGTGCGTCACCCAGAACATTCCGCCCAGCAAATCATTTTGTGGACTGTACAACACATCACCGGGTTCATCGACAAACGGAAACCCGTACTTTGGAAATTGGAACAGCGATATACGTGTCAACATTGACGGATTAAAAAACCCAGAGGGCCAGCAATTTGCTGTTGGCGAGTCTTACAACCTCAGTGGGTTCGTAAGCATTTTTGGTGCAGAAGACGGTAAGTTGTACTTCAAGCACGCGATCACAAATGCCGCACGGTCTTCTAGCCATGACTACGTTCAACTGCATTTTGCAAGCCGAGTTCCAGCGTGGGGAATGGGAGAGTACAACTCGCAGTCAAAGTTCGTCCTTGTAGTTGAAGGACTAATGGATAAACCCGTAAACACCGTTGATACTCCTGTAGAGGACATCCAATGAGTATTCCCAAACCGCCACATGCAGAAGGCCAAGAGTTCACAAATGACGTTACAGGCGTCACGTACAAATACGATGGCGTGAAGTGGATTGCTGCTGGCAGCGGCGAAGAGATTGATTTATCCGGCTACGTTCGCAAAGAGGGTGGCGACTCAATGGAGGGGCCGCTAACCATGCGGCCACAGGCCGGTGAAGACGTACGACAGACTAACAGGGTGCAAACATTTGGCGTTTACACCAACTCGGCAGCTAGTTCCTTGCGACTTGGCACTGACCGTGACCGCGTATATGTAGGCACCAACGACACGTCCTTCAATGGGCCGGTCAAAGTTGATGAGTTGCAAGAAAAGAACGCCGGCGGGGGCATAAGCACCACCAACAAGATCGTCGTAAAGGCTGGCGGCACTGTAGAACGGCATGTCTCGTCTGGCACTGCTGGTGACGGTTTTGCTTTTCAAGGTCGAGTGGATGGTGGTACGTCAACGCAGGTTCAAGACAATCTGTTGTCCGTTTACCACAATTCGGGTGATGAGCCTGACGCCGTTAATTACCGGGGCAAAACGTCTAGCAACACAAACATTCAGAACCGACAGTCTGTGCTGTCAATCACTGACCCGATTCAAGACGGCGTAGATCAGAATGCTGCCGACATACGCACGCTGTTCCAGGAGATTCAAGCGATTGCCAAGCCGCTTGGCGGGGGCTACTACTACGGCATTTCGGTCTCCACTGTAAACAATGGGCAGTTTAACCTTGCCAGTGGAAGTTATGCGACCACCGGCACTACCACCATAACCTTTCACCAATACGACCAGAACGGCGTGTCTCGCGGTTGGGGAGACGCTGCCCCCGGCGATTACATTGTTTTGCAGGCACGAAACAGCGACAACTTTGGTGTCTACGAGATCGTTAGGGTCACTCCGTTCTCTGATAAGTTTGCCATTGAGGTTGTGCAGGTTGAAGGCAAAGGCACTCATACAGGTGATACGCTCGTCAGCCTCTACAATCTTGCCGGGTCAGGAATCGAACTAAACGAACTCGATCAGCGATACCTTCGCAAAGATGTTCAGCAGACGACAAAGGGTTTACTGAAATTTGAACTGTCAACGGGAATGTGCTTGGCGGCTCACGACGATTCTTGGCAGATTTGGAGAGACGGCACATTTGTTACCGCACGAACTACCTTTAGTTCAAATCACCTAGTAACGCAAAACTACGTCAGCAGCAACTTCGCGGCAAAAAACCACAACCACGATGGGGCTTACGCCCTCATTGACCACACCCACGACTTCTCAGTTGATGATGCCACGCAGTCGAAGAAGGGCATTGCGTTTCTCGGTCAAGCAATTACGGGAACGTCTACTGCACCTTCACTAAAGAGTGGCCAGCTTTACTGGAACACCAGCACCAAGACGTTGTACGTTGGGAACTAGCGTTATGGCACATACTACCATAAACACAATGGGGTACGGCGACCGCATCCCAACGACGCTTGAGGAGCATAAGGCGATCAACTGTCACCGCGACAGGTCAATCTCAGAGGAGGAGGCTCGATCGTCTTCATGGAGTCCAACACATGGCAACACGCAGACATATCCAAGAGATACGAATTGCGGGGTGACTCCGGGGGAGACAAACATTTGGGCCGGTCTTGGGAGTTCTCCCGACCGTCTGCAAATAAAAATAAACGCTGGTACTTCGCACACCATGAATCACAAAGTCAGGCTAGGAACGTGGCGATGGGTGCGGTGTCTAAAGTACGTCGGATTCGAGGTTCACCAAAGTCATTCACGCAACAATTCAATCTACTTGGACAAGATAGCCCTGATCTACTGCCACGAAAGTCGCAACGAATACCGTTCATGGGGGACTGACTGGAGCGGCTGGAAAGACTGGGCTGGCTATCGCTATTTCTGTCACCCGATGACTCAAACCGAAAAGGATTGGCAGACCAAGGATGGTTTCATCTTGTGCGAATTTATGCTTAATTTGGCCACTTCAGGTGGAGTTGGTTCGTCTTTCACTTCTACTTGCAGTGTATTTAATTTGAAGTATTTGCCGGGTGCCGGGGCCGAGGGGCAGCCCACTGGCAGGGCAAGCATAGCCATGCCCAAAAATCGCAGTTATACAGATCGAAACAAAATGTTGTACGGAGATTAAAATGGCAGACAATACCTACCCTGCTGAAGTATATGTCTACAGTAACGACAAGTGGGTATCTATATCTCCGCACTGTGAAGACACTGGAATCCAGTTGAATCCAGCCACTGCCACTGAGCTTGGCGGGGTGAAGATTGGTGATGGAGTGAGCGTTACTGCTGACGGCACAATTAGTGTCAGCACGTTCTCCGGTGATTACGACGACCTCACCAACAAGCCGATACCTGTCCAGTCTGACTGGCTTGCTACTGGTGGTGATGCCTACATCAAAAACAAGCCCAACCATCTCAGCAATTTCAACAATGACTTAGTTATTTCCGCTTTCCCGAACGACGCCAATTACGTAGATGCTGCTGGTGCTGCTGCTGCTGCCCCGGTGCAGTCAATAATTGCCGGTGACAATGTAGCCGTGTCGGATGATGGCAATGGGAACGTCACGATTGCTGCCACTGGTGGAGGTACTGGTCCGGGCGGTGGCGTGGAGAGTGTTTCTGGCCAACTGCCCATCAGTGTCACAGGCGGCACTGACGCGGCGATGGTGAAGCTGGATTATGGCGAAAGCCTCATCTTAACTAACAAAAAACTGGAGGTTGATTACACCAAGTTTGCTCCAGTCGCACTTTCTGGATCGTACAACGATTTGATAGATGTTCCTCCAGGCTCATCAAGCAATCTTCCTATTGAGAGTGTTGATGGCACGGTCGTCCTAGATAGCCCATCCCCTAACACGTTTGACATTAATACAGCCGGTGTTGAGCGTTTGCGTGTCACCGATACAGGCGACCTTCAAGCAGCGGCAGGCTACGTACCAGCAACTAATGACTCACTTGTAACGAAGGTCTATGTTGATGATGCCGTGTCAGGCGGTGTCACCGGCCACAAGCTGCCGATTGAGAGCGTGGACGGGACTGTTGTGCTGGACAGTCCTGCTGCTGACACGTTCACGATTAACACTGGCGGGAATGAGCGGCTTATTGTTGATGAACAAGGCCGGGTAGGCGTCAACGCATACTCCACCCCATTCACGCCATCCTATCGTTTTCACATAAAGGAATTTGGCGGCACGGAGTTTTTTGCCAGTGGGCAATTCTTTTACTCACGACAAGACGAAGACAAGGAAACAGGGGTTTTCTTGCTCAACAACCAAGCGGCTGGCGGTTCGAGCCGAAGCATTTGGGGCCTCGCATTGGATGCAGGCGGTGGCAATTCCAACGGCATGACGGTATGGGCAAGCAGTGTCGGCCCAACCGGCGATCCAAAATGGACGTTCACCAAAGACAGCGGCATTGTCGCCCAAAATGCCAGCGGTTATTTGCAAACCGGCCTAGGAACGGCTGCCGCCCCCTCTGTTTCAATGTCTGGGGATGAGGACACCGGCAGTTGGTCGCCGGGTGCAAACCAGTGGGCCGTTTCGACCGGAGGGGTTGAGCGGATACGGGTCAGGGATGATGGTAATGTCGGCTTAGGCTACGCAGGGCAGGCAAATATCAATTTTTCAATCTACAAGACGTTTGGAGTTTCAACTGTCGAAGCTATTGGGATTATGGTCGCGTCTCGCTTTGACGGCCAGCCATCCCAGCAGTGTGTCGGAGTCGGAAGTCGTCCTGAGTTTAAGGGCGTGGTCGCATCCAATATCCGACATTTCATGGCCGAGGATAGCCGAGGGGGAAATCAGCCGTTCAGCGGAATACAAACTGGTTTCTGTGCGGCAGACCTTGACTTGAGTACGACGAAAAATGTTGGATTTGAAACAGCACAGACAGGATCAAGCAATCTGGCGTTCTTCGCGTCTGGGAGCAGCCCTAGCCAGCTAAACGGCGGCGTTCGGGTTAGCTCGGCTAATGCTGCTAGTCCCGGGTATGCCTTTATTGGGAGCGAAGAAACCGGAACATTTTCGCCGGGTGCAAACCAGTGGGCTATTTCGACCGGCGGCGTAGAGCGGATGCGGGTAAGGGCTGGCGGGAATGTGTCTTTCAGTCAGTCCATCGTTGCACCGACAACAGGAACGTCTGCAAACGGAATCACTCAACGATTTGACATCGCAAGCAACAATGGAATGGTCTACTCAACTGCTGGCTACGTCGATAACGATGCCGTCGATGTAGCCTACGGATTTTCCGTTTTGCTTGCATCGACTGCACCTTCAGACGCTACGCACTCAAGTTTTCTCCCGTTCTTTGTCGGCAACTCAACTTCCCAGAACGGTGCGACAATAGGCGAGGTCAGGTGCTACACCGCTGCCGACCAGACTGTTGCTGATACTGCTTACGGATTTTATTCAGGACTAGCACCGAGGTCCGGCAAGTTCCGGTATAACTTTTACGCGGACGGAACTGCACCGAATTATTTTGCTGGACAAGTTCAGACCGGCTCGGGAACGGTTTCCGCACCTTCCGTTTCGATATTTGGCGATGAGGACACTGGCAGTTGGTCGCCGGGTGCAAACACATGGGCTATTTCGACCGGAGGGGTTGAGCGGTTGCGGGTTAGTAGCAGCGGCACGGAGTTGACAAGTTCCAACGGACTGAACAAGCTCACGCTCGTCCCCGGCAATTCAGTAGGCGTGATTGACGTTGACCCGTCAAACACCGTTGCAAACACGGCGTTTGGCGTAAAACTGGACGGCAAATACAAAATATATATGTGGGACACCGGCAGTGTGTGGATTGGCGAAGGCGTGCCAAGCCAAACATCGGAAAAATTGCGGGTTGATGGTGCTGCGAGGATAGATGGAGAGATAACCGCCGAAGCGGGTCTTGCCACGAGGCCGGGGTTTGGGTTTATTGGGGATGTTCAAACTGGCGTATTTAGTCCATCTGCCGGAAATTGGGCCGTTAGTTGCGGCGGGGTGGAGCGGTTGCGGGTTGATGAAACCGGCGACATACAGGCAGCGGCAGGCTACACGCCAGCGACCGCTAATTCGTTGGTGACGAAGGGGTACGTTGACAATGCAATTTCAGGCGGAGTTGGCAGTCACACGCTGCCGATCGAGAGCGAAGATGGAACGGTTGTCTTGGAGAGCCCACTGCCGGGAGTGTTTCGCGTTGACACAAACGGCGAAGGGCGGTTTGTCGTTACCGATACTGGCAATGTCTTAATGGGCTTGGACGCTGAAACCAATCCAAATTTCAATGTTCATGTAAAAGACATTAACAATGTTCAGCTATGCCTTGAGTCAACATCCGTTGATGCTAACGGAGGCATACTGAAATTCTTGAATGGGTCCAATTACTGGAACATCCAACACATTCTAAGCACCAGTGATCCCGAACTCGACAACATGATGCAGATTGCCAACAACGGATTGGTTGTGCTTGGATTGCGAGAGGACGGTACAAATATCCCGCAGGGGCCGGTGCTGGTTAATAACGTCGGGTCGGCTTCTTCTCCTGCATACGCCTTTAACTCCGATCGAGACACTGGCAGTTGGTCGCCGGGTTCTAACCAGTGGGCCGCTAGTTGCGGTGGCGTGGAGCGGTTGCGGGTTGATGGCTCGGCTTTGTGGCTTGGTGGTAAATCCGGGTTGACGGCGGGTGGTTTTGAGTACCTGTTCACCGGGGATTCAGTAGGTGATGGGAAAAGTTTACTAATTGCCAGTGGCCAACCAGCCACTACGGCTGATGCGGGTTCTGGTATTTCGTTTGCAACATGCGAAGGAAACGGTGTTAGTCGTTCCAGAAGTACCCGAATGTATATCTCCCCAGAGGGGAAAGTCGGAATAAATAAAACCAACCCGCAGTCTCTCTTAGATGTTGGCGGTGATACTAGTTCAAACCGTTTCCTGGCGACATCATCGACGGCGGCAAACCCGTCCCTGTGTTTCCAAAACGATCAAGACACAGGGATATATCAGGACACGGCAGACACGCTGCAATTTACAACCGGCGGGACAGAGCGGCTGCGGGTCAAATCGACCGGTGGCGTGAAATACGTTCCTCTCGCCGCTGCCCCGGCAACCCCGGAAGAGGGCGAAGTTTATTTCGACAGCACAATTAAGAAATTGCGGGTCTACGATGGGGCCGCATGGGTCGATTTACACTAACTAGGAGCAACTACAATGCCCGAGTACGTAGAAGAGAAGGTCTTACGTGACATTATCGTTAGAACTGATGGTTCGATGGTGGCAGCGTACAACTTTAAGATCACGAAAGATGGTGAAGATAGCCTGAAAGATGTGATCTACGAGGACTATGACGTTGCCTCGATCAAGACCGATGAAATCCGGCAAGTTCTGGAAAGAGCCATGCAGCAGCCAAGTAACTGACGCTGGCAATGAACAATGAAACTGCGGAAACATAAAGCCCCAAGCAGGGGCAAGGTGCAATGCCATGTATACAGCCTATGACGCGGTGTCCTATCTCCTCGATACCACTGGAGGAGGGGCACAAGATGCTTACCACCGAGCCATTCGCTCTGCCGTATTTAATGCGTACAGAGATGTGGTGACAGCAAAAGACTGGCGGTGGTACGAGGTTCACGAAGAACTGCATATCGACGCACACTACACGCAGCACACAATGCCGTGGGGTGTTCAGTCAATCGACAACATCGTAACTCATGAGCCAGTCGGTTACGACATCGTTGGTCGATATGTCATGCCAAAAGATTTTCAGCGGATTTATGATTCCGACTGGAATGAAATAACTGATTTAGTCTGGACGGTAGCACCGTCAGAATTTTACCCGGACCGTTATGACCTTCGGATTTTGACTGGATATGGCTGGACACCGAGTAACGCCACTCTGACCTACCGTCGCAGGCCAAAAGATTTAAGGCTGACGGGGTGGGAGCCAGACAGCAGGGTGGGAACTATAGACTGGACCGAAGGCTTTGTGACAGGGGCAGATACAAAGTTTTCCTCTTACATGACAGGGGCTGTTCTTCGCGTGAGCGGAGACAGTGCTTACCACCCAGAAAGTCTTACTGGCATCCATTCCTACGTGGACGAGGCACTGATTAGTCAGGTATCGAGTGACACTCAGCTTACAGCGTGGTCGCCTGTCAACAACATTAGCTACACAGCAACAAAGTACATAGTAACCGACTACCTCGACTTTGCCCCTGGCACCTACACTGCCCTGCTTTCGTGTGCGGAAATGTGGCTTGCTCGACTGATGGGCAGGAGCATCGAGGGGCCACTTGGCATGTACAACAGGGATTTACGACTAGCCTTTGAGGCCGACTCTGTAGCACGAATCGACCTTCGTTGGCGTAGGTGGGGCTACTACTATCAGTGGTGGTACTTGCGTCCCGGCACAGATCAAGGTGTTGGTGGTGCTGGGGTAGGAGGGCCAAATGCTTATGGCACTTGCTCTCTCAGGGACGACATTTCTGGCGGTGATGCTGACTCAGAACTGGCCGACGACTGGCAGGGTTCCGTGTCTGGCGGTGACTCTAGCAGTCAGTTCTCAGATTGCGGGGAACCTGAATGATTAGAATCGACCAGTGGCACGGCATAGTCTCGTATGCCTCACCGTATCGCCTCCCTCCCGGTGGTGCAGTAAGCCAAGTCAACCTTTGTTGCTTGCTCCCCGGCCAGATTCAATGTCGTGGAGGGATGGAGGAAGCGATGAATGTTGGGCATGTACCGCTCGAATGCTGGGGATTTACTACAGGTCCGAACACAGACAAGATTTTTATATTTACGGAGACTGGTGAAATCCTCGTTGAGGATGCACCGGCAATCTAATGGCTTATTTCGACGGCGACAAACCAGTGACCTTTGCACAAGCTCGAAAGGGCGAGGTGATTGTCACGCAGGGTTACGGCAAGCGTCCTCTTATATGGCGACCTTCATCTGCTGTATTTCGGGAGGCTGGCCTACCGGGGCCGGGTGCTGACCTACCTGATGACCAGAAGGATCAGGCTGCCCCGCAGATTGCTGTTGATACTGCCGATTCGTACTACGTAGCCAGAATTGACATCATCAATGGCGGCTCTGGCTACACTAAGCCGCCGCCTATCACGGTTGCTGCACCGCCTGCTGGTGGCGTTCAGGCAAAAGCAATCTGCCGAATCCGCAACGGTGAAATAAACGAGGTTGATGTAACAGATCACGGCAGGTTCTACACAGACGCCCCCGCCGTCACTTTAGGCACGGGAGAGGGCACGTCAGGCACCGGGTTTTCTGCCACCGTAACATCTGCTGAGTACCCTGAAAGCACTAATAATCCAAAGTGGCATAAAGTCACTTCGCTAGACATAACGAACCCAGGCTCTGGCTATGCACAGCCACCAGACGTAAGAGTGGTTGGCACTGGTGGTGGCTCGTTAAGCCTGTCAGTTCAAGTCAATGGCGGAGGCGTGGTTAGCCTTGAGATGCCTGCTGGTCGAGAGAACTCACTGTTTCCTCCTCCAGTCTCGCTTGTTATTGGCGACTCAGTGACCGGGCGACCGAATAGCAGTGCCAATCTGCTGGCCATCATGCGGGCCACATTTCGGGGAAAGTATCAGTGCTACTATCGGTGGGTGGACGAGTCTGTTCCTGAGAGCGAGGGCGGGCCAGTGTATTCCAATCTCTCACCCGTACAAGAGGTGGATGCGGGTGACAGCAGCAGCAAGTTCACATGGACTATTCCAGAAACTCCACCGGCAGGGTCGAAGGTGGAACTCTGGAGATCTTCAGCCAATCAGGCCACCACTCTGTACAAGATTGCCACACTTCCGGCAGGCACGAATACATACGAGGACACACTCAATGACAATGAACTGACTGATCCAAAAAACAGAGAGGATTGGGCTGCACTTCCTATCCTGCTGCCGAACGGTGAGCTTAATGCTAACCGCTTTGGTCTTCCACCGGACGACTACGCCGTTTCGGTTATGTTTCAGGATCGCCTATGGATGGGCGTAGACACCACAGGAACCAAGGGAAACTACCTTCGGTTCTCTGAGGTCGACGAACCAGAGTCGATGCCAGATACGAATGAGATTATCATCCAGCAAAACCTTCGGGCTGGTGACTATATCACGGCCTTGATTCCATACGCCGGAGCCATGCTGGTCATGCAGTCACGGCACTGCCATAGGCTTACCTATGTCTCTCAGCCGTTGGTTGATGTAGGCATTTTCATGCTTGCCTACCGTGGCTGCCTCAACCAACGATGCTGGGATATTTACGAGGGCAGAGCATACGTCATGGACGATCAAGGAGTGTATAGCCTTGATCCGCAGGGTAAGGTCGAGGGACTGACTGTTGGTCTTGACGATATGTGGCAGACACAAATCGACTGGTCAAAGCGGAAGTGGTTCATTGTCCGGGCTGACCGGCGACTGAATATCCTGCGATGCTCAGTGTCTTTCTATGGCGATGAGGGGGAGTACCCGACTCGACAACTGTGCTACTCCCTCGATTACAAGGCATGGTGGGAGGAGCGGTATCCAACAGCACTAATTGGCTCTACTGATTGTCGCACGCAGAGCGAGAATGTCGTCCTGCTTTATGGTGGGATCGACGGCAAGGTTTATCGGCTGGGCCGAGGTTTGACCGATCAGGCAACTGGTGCTATTGATGCTGTGTCGCTATCTCACCGAGGGCGAGGCTACCGTAGACCGCCAAAAATAACTGTCTCTGGCGGTTCTGGTGCTGAGTTCTCCTGTGCAATCGACTCTGACGGGCAAATATCAGGTATATCAATCAGGCATAACGGCACTGGCTACGTGCCTGGTGTTCTGGACATCGAGCCTCCACCGCCAGGGGGAGAACAAGCTGTAGGCAGTTACACAACTGTAGATGGTGAGACACCTATCTTCTATTCACTTCAAACGGGAAACATGGAATTTGCTCATGACTCCCAAGACCCCCGGCTGGCCAGCGAGAACAACCGCTCTGTGTCTGTCACCTACCGGCCAACTCAGGCTAGTTCAATACTCAACCTAGAGACTTACTACAACGGGGCCAGCTATCCTCGCAGTAATGTTGTGACTAGAGATCGTGGCGTAGGATTCGTCAATTCAGAAGATGTTCCTGCTGCCACTTTGGACATGCAGGCCACTCCGGTTCAGGACGCCGAGAGTCATGGTGTGGCACGGGCTGTGTTTGCTGGTCGGACCATTGATGACATGGATGGCTCAGACAAGCATCTTGCTATTGGGCTGTCTGGAAAACAGGACAGTGCCGGGCCAGTAGTAGTCCATGTGGTGGACATCTATGGCGTTTCAGGTGACAAGTAATGTTCACAAGGCAGGCACCGATTATCAGCGACAGTCTCTTGCAGGGTGGCCTTGCTGCCCCGCAGGCGTATGCTGTCACCAATGCACTCGGCCAGTGCCGTGCCCCTCTCACTCATCGGGCACCAATTGAAATTGACTACACCTCTCCTGAAATGAAGTTGATTCTGCCCGAGCAGGCACCTATTCAATTTCCCGACATTTCGCTTCTGCCTCCCGAAGTTCCGCCTCGTCGCCCACCGAATCTACCGGCACCAGAAGAAAAAATACCTGTCGAACCAAACCCTCTTCCGCCTGACAGACCGATTGCACCGATTGCACCGCCAATGGGTGCCCCGGGCGGGCCAATCTACATTGGCGGTCGAAACACTCAGTACGATGTGCCGCCGTGGCTGTACGAGTGGATGAGAAACGCAACGAACGCTTTTAACGATTTGCGTGATGCTTTTTACAATCGGATTTTTGAGGCCGGTGATTTCTTAAACATAGATGACTCAAGCGACACGATTCGCTACGAATTAAATACAGAAAACAACGATCAGGACAATGTGTGTACGTTTGGCCCAGATGCAATCGTCGGCAAAAAAATGGACGATCTAATTGATGACCACTCTGACAAGATTCTTGAGGTGGTAAAGGACGAGAACTCTGGTGTTCCGGGTAATCAGATCGCAGTGCTTACCGGCGTGTCACTGACGGCCTCTGGGCTGGAGTTCACACAGCAGACGATTGGTGTTCTGGATGCTGGTTCATCTGGTGCTGGCCCGACTATTCCTGTTGTGGATTGCCCCTGATGCAACTCGCAGTAAAAAACGGCAGCCTAATCCGAAACGGCAACGACCTGAGTGGTGGTTGTGGTGGCGGCGGGCCTGATAACTGCAATCAGTGCGTTTGGGCTGACGAGGTGTATTTGACCGGCGAGGATGTTGCGATAGGGCAAAGTAATTACCGCTGGAGGCAGGAGAGCATCCTGCCATTCGCTGCTCGATGGAAGCCTGGATACCCCGAGGCACTTGACGGCACTCTCTGGACGATCTCCTCAGAGTCAAAGTACGCCGATAATTACAGCACAGGTGGGCAGCGTGAGTCGCAGTGCGTTACCTATACGATCTGGCAATGCGTCGATGGTAGTGCCGTCGACATATCAGAAGAGGCAGCCGAATGGGATGATTATATCGAAGACAACCCATTTGACCCTGACGGTAACACCGTCACCCAGAACGCCAGATATTACGAGTGGGCAGTCGACGGAGAGACCGGCGAGTTCACAAGGGCGTGTCCCGAGAGTTGGGTTCCAGAGGCTTGGGCAACACTGGCGGGCGATCCCGTCCCGCCAGACCCAATACTGGTGTGCCCTCAAGGCGAGCAGTGGTATGTGGACTGCTACGACAACGGAACTAGGCCGTCTCCTGACTGTACCTCCTGCGGTGCCGGGCCGTTCGCAACATACGATGAGGCTAACCAGTGGGTTATCGCTAACCCTGCCCCCGATGGTTGCGATCAAACCATAATCAATCCAGCCAGGAAGAACCCGCTTCCATGATTAACTGCAAGAGGAGCCATCTTATACAAAGGTGTAGAGAACGTGGCTACACATATGAAGAAGTATCAGAGTGTGTAGTACACGAAAGCGGTGATGACCTTATTGTGGACGAAAACCATGCAGCATATCCAAGGCACAAAAAACCAGCAGGACTTGGCGATCTTGTTGCACGGGGGTTGAGCAGTATTGGTATAACACCTGAACGAGTGAGCAGGCTGACGGGAAAGCCTTGCGGCTGCAACAAGCGGAAACAGCACCTCAATGAACTCGGCAAAAAAATAGGCATCGGAAATCGCAGAAACACACCATAAATAGGGTAGAGGAAACCCCACGGAGAACCGTTATGTCGTTTGGAAATTATCGAAATTGGCAGCGTGACTGGGCGAACCGGAATGCAGCCAATGTGGCCCAGAATAACTGGCAACACGCCCAACACGCATTTGCTACCGAGGCAAACCGGGTCGCCCGCGACTACATGAAGTACAGGGTGGGCGGCAGCCGTGAGCAGAGCCTAGACAGCCTGATTGCCCAGCACACCGCTCCGCACCAGTCGGAGATGGGCAAGCACGATCAGGCCATGCAGCAGGCGATGAACGCCGCGATGGCGAACGAGACTGCTTGGCTGACCGACCGTGTTCAAGACCGATTCGATAATCAGGTGGCTGGCCAGCGTCATGCCAATGAGATGGCTCATGCCGCCAAGATGGCTGAGATTGGTGCCGACGAGCGGAAGACCAAGCATCTCGCCAATCAGATTGGCAACCTAAACTTTGGCGATCTAGGCGAAATCAAAACTGATGTCCCAAAGGTGGATCTCTACAACAACGGAGGCAAGCGGATCGGCGGCAGTTACTTTAAGCAAAGTTTGCTGGGGTAGTCATGGCTAGAAAAGTACCGACCCTCAACGATAAACAGAAAAAAGAGTCAACCATCGGTGACTCCTATGCCAATCCGCCTCGTGTCGGCTACCAAACCGGCATGAATGCTGATGGTCAGGCGGTCAACACTGGGCAGGTGCAAGCACAGTTTGGCCGGGACGCTTCTGCGTATCAGCCCCAGCAGCAGTCGCAAGACGGGCAACGTGCAGTACAAGATGCACAGCGTTCCATGCAGTACAACTCTCAGGCACAAATGCAGAGAGGTCTTGATGCCCAGAATGCTGAGAAGCAGATGCAGGATCAGTACGCACGAAGCGAACTGTTCCAGCAGGGTACAGCGAATCAGGCCAAGATCTATTCTGACATCAACAGCCGTGCGGTCGATCAGATGAGTCTGGCCGCGAAGATCAAAGAGGCTGAAATCCGAAACAAATACCTCTTGATGCAGGCACTGGTGAAATGATTAACGGCAGTTTTCACAAGGCACTAACTGGAGTAAAGGCCGCACCTGGAAATACTGGACAGGTAGGCGGTCTGACTCCTGCCCAGAAGAAGGGGATGACTGCCTACAACGCTGCCGGGAATCAGCAGAAGCAGTTTTATGCCTCTGGGAAGATACCTCAGTCAATGAGGGACGCTGCTGCTTATGGGGGCGGGTGGAGTCCTGCCTACGACAGCGTTCTCCAGACGACGCGGGACGCTTGGGCAAACTGGCAGCCTGCCACTGAGGCCAACTACCACGAGCGTTTGCCACAGTCTCGCATAAAAGCGAAGCCCAAGACTGGTGGTGGTGGCGGCAATAAGGACGGTGGCAGCAGCGGCGGCGGCTACACCGGGCAGTCCACGATCAAGCCCCCGAACTACATTCCCATAGACACGACCGAGCAAGCAGCCCAGAACGTCATGGCACTTGGTCAGCAGCAGGCAGACCCTCGCTATCAAATGAAGCAGCAGGATCGTGCAGGCACGAGCCGTGGCAGTGGCAGTCAGTACATCGCAGGCCAGCGTAGTGCCGAGGCAATGAACAAGGCCGCTGGTCAGGCTGCCGACATGCGGGCACAGGACATGCGGGCTAACGATCAGATGAGGTCCGACTATGAGAAGGCCCGTGAGCGTGAGGCTCAGTCAATCGCTATGAGCCAGCACATGATGGGCCAGTCTGACTGGCAGCGAAAGTTCGCCCAACAATCGGCAACCGCACAAACCCAGATGGCATACATACAGGCGATGCTGGGACTACAAATGGCACTCCTGAGGTAATCAAATGGAAATCGAACTGACGCCGGAAGACTTCAACGCCAAGGGCCTACGCAAGTTGCTGGACGGAATGAAGTCCGTGAGCAAGAAAAGCAAAGAGCAGGTCGATGAAGAAACAGACAAGCAGGCCAAGGACAACGATGACCTTGTAGATCTGCATAGCGAGAAGGGGGATAGCAAACCTCCAAAGGTCACTAAGGACGATCTGCCTAAAGAACTGAATCAAGACGAAGAAGACGACAAAGAAGAGAAAGAGGACGAAGAGTAATGTCAGGACGCCTCATTCAAAAAGCAGCGGATGCCATGAAGACTGCCGGTAAGGTAGATCCGAATGTAGAGGTCATTCGCAATCTTGCTGGCAAAAGACGCCGCACGTTCGTGCCGAACACAGGTGGCACGAAGCAGCCGGACGATGTGGTTGCAGCCGTTGTGTCTGCGTTGAAGAGTAATCGTTCTACAAGGATTCAGTTGCGTCAGGCAATCTCGTCTTTACCTAGAGAGCAGAAACTAAAACTCTATACCGAGATCGCACGGCAGTACCCACCGGCTAAGAGTTCTCCTGGTGGTGTAGCGACAGGCATGAGTCCCGAGGGGCAATTCATCATTGACTTCCTTGAGGGTCGTGCTGAGTTTGATGTGGATCAAGTCAAGGCAATCAGGTCTGCCGAGCGAGAGGCACGGATAGCACCCGGCCAAACAAGGATTGGGCAGAGGGCGGTGACGTTCGACGAGAGCGGGCGACCTTCAGGCAACGATCCTGTTGTCATGGACAGCGAACCAGAGATTCCCGGCGAAGGTATGGAACTTGATCCAACGCAGGGACTTAATCGCTCCAGCCCGAGAAACCCACTGCGAGGCAAGTTCGCCCCTCTTGTAGAGGCAGGCATACTCAAGGGAGACATCCCGCACACCAGCCCGCTCCGTGGCCCAGACAAAGAAGTAAAGATGCTTCCGGTCGATGGGAGAATGACTCCTATTCACGACCCAGTAGAGGGAACCGGCAGGCTAGATGACATCTCCCATAAGCAGAAGAGGATTGTCGAAAGCAACAAGAGGCTGCCCAAGAAGTTGGCGGCAACTGACGCACAAGCACGACTTGGTAATGCGAATCCGCAGATCGAATTTGAGCAGATGCTTATTCAGCGTTACCTGCAAGGAAGCGGAAGAGGCAAGCGTGATCTTATCAATGACGTATGGGAGCAGGTGAAAGGCCCGAATGCACCGTCAGATCCAAGGGCGGTCTTCGCTTCACCACGAGACTTTGCAGAGTACGTCGCCTCCCTTGTTCGCCCAGATTCAATAGTCAACATTAGGAATCCAGTACCAGCCAGAGGCATTGATGACCTCAAGGCAAGGCTGAGTAATGAGAACTTTGTTCGTGATTTAGAGGGCGGCCCAGATGTCAGCATGGCAGAGGCAGACCGCATGGCCAGAGAAGCCGGTCTTCCTCGTACAGGGCAGGAGCAACTTCAGCCCGGACTCGATGAACTGGTTGACCGCCTCGAGGCCGATGCCAGCGGAACTCTCGGTGACGTATGGGGTGATGGCTACAACGAACTCGTGCAGAACGGCAATGTAGACCCGTCATCTATCACGACTGCTGCACCAGAGTCTCGCCTTCCCGATAGTGGCTCCATTCCAGAGGGCGACCTTGATGAAGTGCCACGAGTATTCGACAGCCCAGAGGCCCAGAGGGCACAGGCAGAAGCGGAGATGCGTGTCTATGAAGGTCGTGTAGAGGACGGAACTGCCGATCTCCCAGAGGTAGACCTGACTGGAGTGACCATCCCGCCTTACAGAGAGCGGGTTACTCGCCCTAGACAGAAGGCCGAGCCGATCAACGACGAGATTCTTGACGCCGAAGGGAAACCAGCCAGTCCGACCGCCATCGCTGATGCTCGTACTGGCCGATGGGACGATCAGGTGTCGGAAGCCATGAAGACTGTCGGCATGGAAGGCGATGTGCCGAGAACACCACAGCAGATTCAGGCCCGGATCGACGAGATCAGCGGAATGGATCTGACTCCTGAAGAAGCCGACGCACTGATTGCACCGCTCCAGGATGAGATGCTGCGATCTAGGCGTGTCTCACCTCATATACACAGAGAGGTCAAAACTCTTTCTGGGTGGAAGCGACAAGTCACTCTTGCTGCCCAGCGTGGAGACATGGAGAGGCTCAAGGAGTTGGGCGGTCAGGTCAAGGGCATTGTCGGATCAGATGACGATGCTATTCTTGCCCCGCTTCGTGAGTTCTATGCAGGCAAGATCAACGAAGCCAAGAAGGCACCGGCACCAAAGGACGATCTGCCGCAGCGTCCAGAAGACGGGGCACCTTCCGACGAGGAACTGTTCAGCCGACCAGAAGAGTTTGAGCCGGATGACCTTACTCCGCTCAAGGATCAGGTTGAACCCAATGAGGGGCTGGACGGAAATCTCGAGGCTGCTTCCAAAACGGAGATAACACCTGATGATACTCCCAAGCAAGCAGAAGCTGCGTCAGATGCTCAGAAGGCTCAGAAGTCCGAGGAGCCTGCACAAGAGGCAGCAACTCAAGCTATTCCAGAAAAGTCCGAAACCACAACAGACCTGATCCTTGCTGAAGAGCCAGTGCTGGTGGGCGAACGGATCCCCGGCAAGCAGAACAGCGGACGAACTGTAAACGGAAAGGTCGAGAAGCCCAAGAAGCCCAAGGGCGATGCCGAGTCAACCGCCCCCAAGAAGGAGCAACGGCCAAAAGATACAAGCAAGAATAAGGGAGATGAGCCTCCCAAGAAGCCCAAGGATGGTGATGAGGCGAAGGGGCCAAAGGATGGCGAAGAGCCGAAGAAATGGTCTAGGGGTGCCAAGGCTGCCACCGGGCTTGGCATTGCTGCTGGGGTTATTGGTGGAGCAGCACTGCTAAACAGGCCGGGAAGCCCGCAAGGTTCAGGAACTTCACTCCGAGGCAAGGGCAATGTTGGTGGTGCCCTGACTGACATACTTGGAGCCAAGGATGGAGACGCATCCCTTGGCAGTGGGGCAGTGGCAACAGTTAGCCCTGAAGATCAGATGATGATTCGCAAGCTGGCCCGCATGAAGAGAGTGCAAGACTCAACCGGCCTGAACTACAACACGCAAACACATGCTAATTGGACGAGGTAATCATGGCATCATCGCTCATTCTCCCCGGCTTAGTTGAGGCCCGACGAAACCATCAGCGTCCTCTGACCAGAGAGGAAGCACTGGAGAGGTTGCGTCAGCAGAACGCTGCGATGGCAGCACAGCAAGGGGCAGTCCCAGAGCAGTCGCCAGTCCAGCCACTGCCTCCAAACCCAAGGCCGAATGCCCCCGAAGTTCCTCACGGAATGTCGCTTGAGAGCATTACCCAGAACACAGAGGTTCCGTTGCAGCCCAATCCAGAGCCTCGTTCTCCTGTTCGTGGTGCCCCTCTTGGCGTAGACATGGATGCTGTTCGTGAAGCGAATCCAGGTCAACTGCCTCCTGTCCCAGAACAGACTGTCACACTTGATCGTGGCAAAGGGAAGGAAGTATTGGCTATGTCTCAAGAGGACTTGGCCAAGGCCTACGAGAATGGTGCTGGCCCTGAGTTGCCAACCAAGAAGACTGATTGGGAAAAGGCAATGGATCTGCCGAACAAGCAGAGGCGTCCGTTTGACCTGACCCCTGAAGAGAAGGCAGAGCGGGCAGCCAAGTCAGAGGCCGAGTCTGGCGATCTTGATGAGCCGCCTCCACCAGAGGAGATGGAAGCAAAGATGCGTGGTGAGGTTGGCGAGGATGAACTAATCCTTCCTGACCCAGGCGAGAATCCAAACCAGGAGCCTTCTCCTTATAAGCCTAGAGAGGCTGCACCTGAGCCGGAAGAGGTTGCAGAAGAAGCCGTTGACCCTGAGGCTGCATCAAGGCAGGCACAGCGGGAGTCGATGCGTGAAGGCCTAAAAAGAAGGAACTCCATTGACTTCTGGACAAAGAGGACTGGCCTTCCACGAGACTTGATTGCTGAGATGTGGGACGAAGGAACTGCATCTGCTGGTGAAGGAGAAGATCCACGACTTGCTGCAATCAGCAAGATGAGAACATCGGATGAAGTTGCGACTGCCATGTACAACAGGGAGGAGCAGCGAAACATCAACGTGCAAAACCGTGCCTCTCAAAACAACAGGTCGAGACGGCAGGGCATTCCGGTTGGCATGGTCATGGCCATTGACGGGATCAATTTCGCTAAGACCCCAGAGGAACTTCACAAGGCACTCGTTGGTGCAGCCTCTGTCTATCCTGCCCAGTTCGGCGGTGCTTTGCAGATGCTAATGCAAGGCCAGATCACAGAGAAGGAATTGCAGTCCAGACTCATGCAGACCCAGATTCAGACAATGGGTGCTATGGAGGCAGCACGGTATGCAGCACAGGCAGAGCAGGCAAAGGCAGAGGCCGCGAACAAAGACCCGGTAGACAAAGCACTGGAGAGGGCAGAGGGTGCAGAGTTCAGCACGAACGGGGTCAACTCTGTGGGCATGACCGCCACTCAGTTGGGCATTCCACCAGAAGAGCAGCCTGAGTTTATAGCAAACACCTTTGCACCCCAGATGCAGGAACTGGCAACAGGAATCCTTGATGGCAATCCAGCAAGTGCTTCTGATGTAGCAACCATGAAGGCAGTTCTTAGCAAGATAACAGGAGGTACGCTGCCATCTATGGATCAGTTCATGTCTGCCTTTGGCGGCACCCTGAGCAAGGAGGATGCCTACGAACTGCTTGATGTCATCTATGGTGACGCAGGTGTTCGTAATGCAAGAGGCTGGTGGGGCTGGGCTAACAGCGAAGGTGAAAGCCAACTAGAGGGGTAAGATGGCCTATCAACTCCCCGGTCGGCCAAATGCAATCAAGCCGCTGACTGGCCCCGGCAACGAACTGTACGACACTTTAGCGAGAACCAGTCCTACATCAGTGGGCAGGTTCTTTCGCTTTATAGATACCCCTGCCAGAAAGGTCAGGGAGTTTCTCACCAATAAGCCCAACGCCACGGGCAGTGACGTACTCAGGCAGACTGGCCTGCACACCGGCAACACCTTCATTGACACGCCGCTGGAACTCGGCACGGAGATGTTGCTTGACCCGCTAAACCTTGTGAGTTTTGGTACGGGTGCGGCAGGAAAGGCAGCGAGGGCCGCTCGTGCTGCGAACATTCTCGACGATGCACCACGGGCGTTCTCTCGGATGCTCGTCGATTCCGGTGAAGCAGCAGCCAAGTTCTCGGATTCACCTAGTTGGACAAACCTGTTTAGCCCAGACTCTGTAGGGATCAGGGCGGGCAGGGGATTCAAGAAGGTTGGGATAACCGATGACGCAGGCGGCGTAGCGTGGAACAAACTCACCGATAACGACCTCTACTCCCGCCCGCTGGTAGGCCAGAGCAGTTCCCTCCGAAGGCAACTCCCAGGCACAAACCGGAAGATGACCTTGCGTGATCTCGCAAACGCACAGGCTGATTCGGCTAAGGCTTTCGAGGATATTGCTGCCTACGCCAAGAGAAATAAAGTCAGGCCCAATTCTCTTCTGGATCAGCAACTCTACAAAGACGTTGGGTTTTCCTTGCCCGGACTTGGCACGGTAGGGATGGACATCCCGGTTCTCGGGGAGAGGTGGGCCGACGCCATGAGTGCGGCTGGTCAGGCTATCCGGTGGAATCCTGCTGGTCGCCGGGCCATGAGTATGTTCGACAATCGGGTGCGTGGCACAGTTGATGAGGGTGAGCAGATCATCGCTAGACGAATGAGCCGGGCCGATGAACTGGCGGGGAAGAAGGCCGCTGGCCGGGTGTCTGACTTGATCGCCTCCATTGACCCAGAGGTTCTCAAGCGGGCAAGGACATCTGACGGAGGCCGGGTTCTGCGGTCACTCGTTGAGGGGACTACCGACCTTCTCGATCAGAACTTAGTAGATGCCTTCAAAAAAGACATTGATCCCACGAAGTTAGATGCGGCAGTAGATAGCATAAAGACACACTACGCCGACTACCTGAAAGAATCACGGGATGCTGGCATAAAGTCTGCTTCTCTACAGGACGCATACGGAACCAACTACATGGGCCGTATCCTTGACCGTGATCTCTACCCAGACATGAAGAAGGCTGGAGTCGGCTCATCACCGAGGTCTGTTCTCACGGGAGACATGCAGCCTAGAGGGCAGGAGTTTGTGGTTCCGGGTGGAACGAACACCATCACCGAACTGTCTGGCATGGAGTTCCTGCGGGACAAGAGCCTGAGCGATAAGGATGTTGCTGCCAGGGTACTGGAGTTCATGCGTAGCAAGGAAGAGATGCTCAAGGGGGCGGGCAAACTTCCTGATGGTGTCCGGTACTCACGGGCGAACGCCATGAAGTTGGGGAGAAAACTTCGGGCGATGGACTCCGATGCACTCGAGGGTGGCAAGAGGCTGTTTGCCCAGAACCCATTTGAGATCATAGATAAGTATTCTGTAGGCAGGGAACGTGCGATGGCACGGGCCAAGGAACTACAGACGCTACTAGCACAAACCGCACGCCCCGGTGCCCGCTCCACTTTAGGCGGCGGCGGCTACAAGTCGGTGACTCAGATGGCACGAGATCTGGGGATGGAGAGTCGGCGTTTAATCGG